AACACGGCACGGACAACCGTGGACCAAAAAACACGTAGCTAACGTGCTACAAACACAAAGGAAGAACAATGAGAGGCGGACGAACACAGCAGATAATCGACACCAGTGACAAGACGGCGGCGGTCGAGCGCGCCGCAGCTGAGCATAAGGAAGCGTGCGAGCAGCGCATTGCCAAGGCGATGAATAGCGGCAAAAAGGCGAACACACCTTGGGAAAGCAAGTAAGATTCTAGTTACCATTCGTTGGTAGTCAGGCGACTATTCAACGTATGGTAATAGCATCTGTTATCGGAGTTGGTGCCGTAATCGCCCTGGCGGTGGTTGCGGCAATCGGTGGCGCTGTCGCTTTGCTCTTTTTCCTTCGGAAGAATCCGAAGATTCAGGGCGAGGCTAACGACGTTATCAAGAAACTGTAAACACGCGAGAGCGGCGGCATAAAAACCGCCGCTCTTTTTCCTTTTCTCCCATATGCGCGTGTTTGCCACATTTGACCCGGATGCCCCACATCCGCTGGTCCGGCTTTGGATAACCAGTTGGCGAGAATCCGGCTGGAGGCCCAAGATAGTTATCGCGCCGGACAGCCCGCGCAAGCACCGAGGCCGGGACAAATACATCGTCAGCCGGTTCGATGAAATCAACGTCAGCCTGCGCCCAGGCGACCGACGCAATGCCTCGAACCGTAAGGTATACGCGCCGGGCACCACCGAAGACGACGTTTTTCCGTGCCGCTAGACCCGAATCATCGACAGCTGGCGAATCTGATTTCGCCGCTGATGCATTCCGAGAGACAGCCGGAAGCCGCGATGATTGTCGCGGACTGCTTCGGTCTGAAGAATCTTCGAATCACAAAAAATTCGTTTGCAGGCAAATACCAGCCGGTGCTGCAGAACTTTTTGCACCTGCTGATGGAAAACCACGGCATGCCGGAGGCGGCTAGCCTGCTATGGCCGCGCAACCTGTTCACGCACGACCCGAAGTCAGTCCAGGCGGTCTGGGAGCTTTTCGACACCAGTTCCCGCGGCCTCATTATGGGGGCAGCGAAGATGGGCAAATCTTTCAGCATGGGTGTCCGATTTTTCTTGGAGTGGATTCGCGACCCGGAATACACCACGCTGCGTGTGCTAGGTCCCTCCGAGGACCATCTGGAGCAGAATCTTTTCTCGCACTTAGTGGCGTTGCATAAGTCTGCGGCGCTGCCAATGCCCGGCGAAATCGGAGAGCTGTTCATCGGCCTCGACCGGCGCGAGCAGATGTCGTCAATCAAAGGCGTGGTGATTCCGAAGGGAAACACCAAGAAGGCGGGCCGGTTGCAAGGTGGTCACCGCCGCCCGCGCGCCAAGCCGCATCCGACTTTCGGTGCGTTGTCTCGGATGTTTATCTTTCTCGATGAAATCGAAAATATACCTAATGGTGTCTGGCTGGATATTGATAACGTCCTGTCGGAAATTGAAAAGGGCGTCGAAGGTTTCAAAATCTTTGGTGCTTACAATCCGACAAACCCAACGGACGAAGTCGGCAAGCGCGCCGAGCCGCCTTTTGGATGGTCAGAACTGGACGAAGACAGGCACTTCCGATGGAAGTCAGTGCGCGGATGGGATGTCATTCGACTGGATGGGGAGCTGTGCGAGAACGTAATTCAAGACCAGATTGTTTTTCCCGGCCTGCAGACGCGCGAAGGTTTGAACGCAATCGCGCTCGGCGCTGGTGGTCGGAACGCGCCGGGCTACATGACGATGGGCCGGGGCATGTATCCGGCAATTGGCGTAGAGGCTACGGTAATTCCGGCAGGCATGCTTCCGAAATGGCGCGGCGAATTTATTTGGTATGACCCTCCGCAGCCGGTGGGTTCGATTGATTTAGCGCTCGAAGGTAAAGACGAGGCGGTGTATACGCTCGGCAAATTCGGCAAGGCGACCGGCGTGAAGTATCCGCCGTCTGTCGATTTTCCAGAGGGGCATACCGTCATGTTCAAAGACCGGAACAACCAGCCGACCCTGCGCTGGGGGCTGCAAGCGGACCAACAATTCGTGCTGCCCAAAGGCGACACCGTCGAAATGAAAAAGACGGTCATGGACATGAATCGCAAGGCGGGCGTTCGGCCAGAATTCTTTTCATGCGACCGAACCGGGCACGGCGCTGGCGTAGCTGACCTGATTCGCTATGAGTGGAGCACAACCATCCACGATGTGAACTATTCCGAGAGCGCGGGCGATGAAAAGCTGATGGCGGAAGACACCAAGAGCTGCAAAGAGCTATACGAGCGGATGTATTCGGTGCTCTGGTTTGCGACTCGGCAGTGGGGTGAGTTTGGCTATTTTCTGATTAACCCGCGGATGGATTTGTCGAAAGTGACGCAGCAGTTAACGAACCGCCGATTCAAGACGACCGGCGGACGAGCGAAAGTGGAAAGCAAAAAAGATTTCGAGAGCCGTGGATTTACTTCACCTAACGACGCGGACTCGCTAACGCTGTTGGTGCACGCTGCGCGCAAAGGCAGCCAGCTGGTGCTGTCTCGCCGGGGCGAGCTGGCGGATATGCCCGGCGGGTTAGGAGTCGAAGATGACTGGCCGACCGGTGAGCAATACCCTGGCGGTTCGCGAATCGACGAAAGCAACCGGACCGATTTTCTGGACCAGCGAAACCCGGAAACAATGGCGGAACCGATTCTGTGAAAAATATCAATCCAAACATTTACCCAAAGGGCGGGTATTATTTTATCGACTCTGACGGCAGCAAGCACGTTGCCGCGGACGGCTGGGCCGGTGTGATAGCGCGGGTGCGCGCATATCGAAAGCGCAAGGGCGTGCCGGAAGGCGATGTCGCCGCCGAAGTTATTTCCCAGGCATGTAACCGGTATCCGGTGCTATGTCACGAAGACGACGGTCGGCGGCAGGAGCAGTTAAAACGCTCTTCGCTGAAAACTAAAATTCTCAGCTGGCTAGCGTGGCTGCGCGGATACCAGAATAAACAGTTCATAGATGAGCCGTTAGCGCGCGAAAGAGCTAATATATGCGCAACGTGCCCGAAGAATCAGCCGTTTCAGGACGGATGCGCCAGCTGCCGGGCCACTGTGACCGCGTTGCGAAAAGAGATACTCGGACCGCGCCGATTTATCGATGGGCGTTTAAACGGATGTTTAATCATGGGTGAAGACTTGCCGACAGTGGTGCATCTGGAGATGACCGCGGTGGAAAACGGCGAGCTACCGAACCATTGCTGGCGAAAAATCAGACCCCTATGAAAAAGAAAATTGCCTCGGTTATGTTCAGTTTGGAAATCCCTTTGGGCGTGTGCGCAGGCATGAGCCTGGACAAAGGGCATGCAATCAAAACGGCGCTATTCATCGGTGCGCAGATGGTTGTGACCTACATAGCGTGCTCACTGTGGCCGACCCCAAAAGTATGAAATTGCGCACTCTGGAAAACTTAACCGGAACGGGGCCGAGTCATGCTTTTTGGTGCCCCGGCTGTAAAGAGGGCCATGCGGTGTGGACAACCGGACCCACGCGCTGGAGAGTTTCTGGGGACGATGGCCACGTCACCATAGAACCGTCATTATTGATTCACTGCCCCGGTGGAAAGCCGGGCCGAGTTTGTCACGTCGTAGTTACGAACGGCATACTGAATTTTTGTCCTGACTCTACACATGAGCTGGCCGGAAAATCCGTCCCAATGGAGGATTTTTGATGATTTTTTTGCATTTCATCTGGTCCTGGGTAAAGATGAAATGGTGGGCATTAAACGGGTATGAGATACTCGCGCCCAGGCGAATCATGGAGCACCGGGCCGCGGAGTGCGATTGCTGCCCGCACAACATCGAAGGAACGTGCGGGATATGCCAGTGTCTGATTATGAGTAAAGTAATGCTCGCGTCAGAATCATGCCCAAGGCGATTTTGGCCCTCGGTCCGTGTTAAAAAACAGATTACAAACCCCTGATTTCAGGCGACTATTAAACAGAACGTGATAAGTGTTTCTATAGAAAAGCGGTGCTCGAAATGCGGCGAAATTAAGCCGTTAGAATGCTTTCCTAGAAAGCGGTCTGGGGAAGAGGCGAGACGGGCTGTGTGCGCCGGGTGCAAACAAAAAGAGCTGGAAGTTTGGCGTAAAGAAAATCCAGAAAAACGAAAAGCTCAGGACGCAACCCAACGTCTGAGGCATGGAGAAAAGCGCAGAGCAAACAAACGCCAGTGGTATCGAGAGAATCAAGCACACTGCTTGCAATATGCGGTTGAATACGCGGCGGAGAATAGAGAGGCTCGTAATGCGTATCAAACTGAGTATTGCCGTGAGCGTCGAAAGGTTGACCCGGCTTTCAAATTGGCGGGCAATTGGAGAAATTATTTGGCCAAGGCTTTGAAAGGAAAAGCGCGCAGCACACACACCGAGGAAATTTTGGGATGCACTTGGGACCAGTTTGAAGGCTGGCTTGAAATTCAATTTCAAGACGGAATGTCTTGGGAAAATTATGGGCAGCTGTGGGAGATAGACCACGTCCGTCCCGTGTCTAGTTTTGATTTGTTGAGTCCTATCCAACAGAGCAAGTGTTTTCATTATCGAAATACCCAGCCGCTACTGAAAAAGGTCAACCGGACAAAATCTAATAAGTGGGATGGAGTAACGAATGCCGACTGACAATCCATATTTAACCGGCGGAATTGGTCCGGGGAAGATTTCGAATTCAGGCTTCGCGGAAAATTTCTTAGGCTCAGTAATCGCCTCGCCTAAAATAGCGTTACAGGGCGATGGCCAACCTACACAGCGAAGTATTA